TGGGTTCTCCGACTAGGAAGCTGATGGGACAAGCACACTGTCAGCTGCCAATGCCGTCGGTTTTTCGCAACCGCTGCGTCTGGTTTTCGCTGCACGAACGTTGTGCAGTCGCGTGACGAGGTTAGCCAGTCGCACGACCGACACACCAGAAACCCCACAAAGTGAAGTGAATCCCGGCTTGGTTGGGTCAGGAATGAAGACACCATTTGCCTTCGCTCGCGCCATTGCCTTACTTGCGCGTTTGAGGAATGAGGCGAACCTGACGGCGAGGTGGGCGTTTGGTGGGCTGAACCTTGGAGGCTTCCTCCACTCGGGTCTGAACTTGTTTGGCGATGGACTTGCCTGCGGAGGTGTCAAGTTGACCTGCGATCTTCCCGATGCCGGTACCAACCAGCCCGGCAGCAGGGATGAACGGGGAGAGGGCCATTCCAAGAGGGGGAGCCACAGCTTTCACTACCGACAGAACTGCACGCCACCAGTCACCTTTCGCATTCTCATTGACCTTGACAGCGATAGGGAGCACATTGGCGGCCATGGCATACAGTTCGAGGGCCTTCACGTCGTATCCCGCAGAGGGGCTGGCCAGGACAGCCAGCGATGGCTCAGTCCATGTGGGAGCGCGTTCGACGTAAAAACGGACCTTGACAGTGATTGTCGACTCATAGCTGAGACCAGTCAGAAACACGCCGGTGGTGTCATAAGGCATGGTCTTGCTCGGGGCGAAGCCGACGGATGAAGCATTAGGGGATGTAGCAGCACCAGGAACCGTCAAGAACTGGGACATGATCGTTGGCGAGGATCCACTCCCTGGAGGAGACGATTGCTGGGTGAACATCAGGCAGTTACTTTCCAGTTGCGTGAGCGGATTGTGTACGGAATTCTGCATGCAAGTCACGTAAGCGCCTTCGGCCGCTGCCCAGGTGCGCGTACCCTTGAGCAAATTGGCCTCTGCAACCGTGTCGGGCGGTTCCCGCCACATCTGACCGGTGACGGGGGCAGTGAAGGTGCCAGCGTTGTTGCGTGCAACCATCTGGAAAGTGTTGCCCAGCTGAGGCATGCGGTATGCCGTGAGCGTACCCTGCTTCACAAGCGGAGCTGAAGTGTTGATGATCTCGTACCCCATGCCAATAACACGAGAGATGCCAGCGTCAACTGAGTAATCAGCGAGAGGAGGCAGCACATCTTGAGTGACGTTGGCGGTGGCAGGGATAGCCGGACCGAGAACTGCGCCTGCGGGGCCCTTGACAATGTTGAGGGGGCCAATTGAGCGGTTCTGAGTTGTGGCAGGCTCAGTATAAAAGTACCAGGTTCCATCCAGGTTGTTCACCGAGAACGCCTTGGAGTCACCTACGGGCAAGTTGTACACATGCATGTCCCAGGTGGCGCCGGCAGCAACTCCGGCAGGTACTGATACAGTGGCTTGGTACTGGTAGCAGCTGACCACCGTCTGCGAGCAGTCGGCGTCGGGGTAGCCAGCCACCTGGTGACTGTAGTCGTGAAACGGATCGAGGGCCAAGGTAAGCCATTCCTTGCCATCGGGCGTGATCTGCCTTGAGTCAACCAGGTTTTGGAGAAGGTCTGAACGTTTTGCAGCTGAAACTTCCATTGTAAGCGAGACGCTATGTTCCAATGGTGCGGTGCGAGTTCGTTGGAGTCGTATTGGGTACCCTACTCCAGAAAGGGGACTGTACATCATCCAGGTATCGGAGCCGTGCAGTCTCTCGGCATTTTGGTTAGCACGGAAGTATTAAGGCGACCAGCGCCACCGTTTTGGTCCGGGCGTTGCGCCCCCTGGAAGACCCAATAGCTTTATCGCAGCATAACGGGCAGTCGGGGAGGTCGACAGGTGTTGTCGACCCCACTTGCCAGCCGGTCAAGGAGGCAATGCCAGCCCCCGACATGTGAGGTTTTGCACAGTTTAACGAGGTGAGGCTCTAGTCCGAAGACCGCTGTAGGGTGCAACCCCCCAGGTGCTCTAAAACGTCCACACTCTGCCGTGATGGCAAAACTCCTCATAGTAACGACGGCAGTCCTCATACTGTTCGTCGAACAAACTGAGTGTGGCTGTACCTGAGATCTCCCCAAGTCCCATGACCGAAAGCTCCCGCTCTACTGCTAGCTGTTGCCAGAGGGGAACACCGAATGTCTCTGCGAAGTCGCTGCGTGTTTGTGCTGTGGGTCCACGCTTGAGCAACTGATACGTTTCGGACTCGAATCTCTGTGCCTCAATGAAGAGTTCACGCTCGTAAGTGTTTCCTTCAAACCGCGGGGCGTACCGGGCAGTGAGATGTAGCACTCGGAGCGCGAGAACACTCAGGATGGGGCAACAGGGATGTTCATACGCAAGAGACAGAGCCTTCGCACGCAAAAGCGACATTTGCACTTTGTGGCCACCAAACGCAACAGGCGAGTGTGACCATCCGAAATTCACGAGGACGGCTCTTGGGTCGGTCATTGTGGCAAGGTCTTCAGACATGACGATGCCACAAAATGAGGAGCGCAGCAAGCTGGCGTGAGTGATGATCTTGATGTCGAAGCCGAGTTCCCTGAAGTCTTCGGAGCAGAGCTCACAGGGGCATACGAACAAGCCGTCGTCCCCTTCCACCACACCAACGAGGTCATCGCGACCCGTCTTGTGGAAGACGACGAACTTGGCTAGCATCAAATTCGAGAAACCATTGCCGAGGGACGTGCACATTTCTCCAGACATGCGGCGCGCGGAGATCTTTATCTGGAAGTGCCGGAAAGTGCAACGATTCGTCCCAAGCATGGCTCTGCGAATCTCTCTCAACGCTCCCGGATGGTTGCGGAGAAGATGCGCATAGAGGATCATCTCAAGTGACAGCATTACTGGACGGGTGAAGTGTTTCTCGAACTGCGAGTAGTCTGTTTCATAGTACGGGCCAGGGTTGGCTCCCATCATCTCCATGATGTACTGCGGACGCAGACGTACAGGTGTGTGCTTGATGAACGCAGGGTCCTTGTAGACCTCCGACTCCATGAGCTTGAAGTAGGGTCCCGAGAAACACTTGAACACATCGCTCCGAGAGTTGATGCCACGAGCAGCTTTGAACTTCATATAGGTCTCGACTTTGCCAAACGAGGATAGTCTGGTGTGAGTACGAGGGTCCATTGTCCGTCCAGAGTCATTCCATTGTTTCAGCAGCTCGGCTTTGCGTGCGGCGGAGTACGTGGTCGTGTTCTCGAGCCAAGTCTCTA